AGAGATGCCCAGGTCAGGGAAAGTACTCAACGAATTAAAGGTCGCATTCAACCTGCACCAATTACTAACGAACCCATAGCCATTGTAGGTTTTGGTCCAAGTTTAAATCAGACCTGGGAAGAATTACGCAAGTTTAAATACATCATGACAGGCAGCGGTAGCCATAAATTTTTGGTTGACCGTGGTATTATACCTACTCATCATGTTGAAGTTGATCCCAGAGAACATAAAGTTGGTCTCATGGGACCACCTCAGACACAAACTGAATATCTGATTGCTAGTGCTTGTCATCCAAAACTATTTGACCATTTAGAAGGCTTCAATGTTAAACTCTGGCACATACATACCGGAGATCCAGAAACTACATTGCCTACGGTATTTCCTCGAGGTGAATGGATTCTGACAGGTGGCAGTAATGTAAGCCTTAGAGCTATGATTATTGCCCGCTTTATGGGCTTTGTAAATCAACATATTTTTGGCATGGATTCAAGCATGAGTAATGATGGTAAAAGCCATGCTGAATTTCATCCCAAGGGTTCCAAGGGCTATTACTTAACAACCTACGATAAGGTAGAGTACAAAGTAACACAGCCTTTGGTAGAATATAGCCGCCAGTTTTTCCATGAATTAAAACAGATGCCCGAAGTTGAAGTAACCATGTATGGTGAAGGTATGCTACAACATCTGTTTCGAAACAAATATGTACCAGCAGCACAACGAAAAAAGACCAAAAAGGACATAGCAGTTATCATGCCAAAAGTTATTAGTGATGATTATCTAAAATTAAACCGTGAACTACATGAATCTAATCCTAACTACGGTGTTAGTGGTGAAAAACGAGTAGACATTGTACTTAAACTAAGCGACAGCCTTAATACTAAAAACATACTAGACTATGGATGCGGTAAAGGTATGTTAGCTAAAAAGTTACCCTTTCCAATCTGGGAATACGACCCAGCCATACCAGGCAAGGATAACCCACCTAAGCCAGCTGATCTAGTAATCTGTACAGATGTACTGGAACACATTGAACCTGAATTACTAGATAATGTTATTGCAGACCTAGCTCGCTGTACCAAAGAATGTGCGTATGTAGTAGTACACACCAAGGCTGCTATAAAAACTCTAGCAGACGGTCGTAATGCTCATTTAATTCAAGAAGGTGCAGCCTGGTGGGAAAAACGATTAAGTGCCTGGTTTGATGTAAGTAAAGTCATCGACAAAGACTATGAGCTACACATTGTATTGGGACCTAAACAAGCTGCTAAGACTATGACAGAAAGTTTAGCAGCAGAAACAGCCATCATAGACTACAACGGCACTAAATTAATTTATAGTACTCCTAACGATACTACTCGTTGGAGAGCTAATACTTTACTAACCAAAGAACCAGGTACCATAGAGTGGCTTAACGAAATACAAGAGGGTGAAGTTTTAGTAGACATTGGTGCCAATGTTGGTATGTATACAGTGTTTGCAGCCAAGGTTCGAGGAGCCAATGTATTAGCCTTTGAACCTGAGTCACAAAACTATGCTGTGTTAAACAACAATATTAGCCTAAACAATCTAGGTGATCAGGTCAAAGCATATTGTGTAGGGTTAAGTGATAGTTATAAGTTTACTGATTTACATCTGTCAGAATTAGTAGCAGGCGGTAGCTGCCATAGTGCAGAGAAAGCTGTAGACTTTAAATTACAACCTACTACACCTAAGTTTAGCCAGGGATGTGTATTGCAGAGTTTAGATAACTTAGTAGCAGCAGGTATGCCACAGCCTGACCACATTAAAATTGATGTAGATGGCTTTGAACACTTGGCTGTGGACGGTGCCAAGAACACTATCAAGAATGTTAAAAGCCTAATCATTGAAACTAATCCAAACTTAAATGAACACATAACAATGATTAAGACACTAACTGATCTAGGATTCAGTTTTGATCAGGAACAAGTTAATAAAGCAGCCCGCAAGGAGGGTGCATTTAAAGGAGTAGCAGAATATGTTTTCAGACGTCGATAAGCATGTAAAAGAAGCCATAGCTAACGCTAGGATCATTATGGATCCTTATCCACACCTCTGGGTCGAAAACATATTTCCAGATTGGTATTATGCTGACATGCTTAAGTACGCCATGCCTACAGAATACTTAAAAAGTCTCAAAGAGTTAAAGCGTGTAGGTGACGGTTATCCTGATGGTCGTAAAGTTATGATACTAACCAGAGATACTGTAGAAGCTTTGCCCTCAGACTGTAAGGAGTTCTGGGCTACTTTTACTAAATGGCTAACTCAGGGCGGCTTTGGTAACTATATCGTACACAAGTTTGACAGACTAATTCTGGAGCGTTTTGGCAAACCTATTACTATAACTAATGAGGGTATATATGTCAGAGACTTTACGGGTTATAGCCTAGGGCCACATACTGATGCCCCGCATAAAGTTTTAACCATGCTTATGTACTTGCCTAAGCCTACGGACCCACCAGGACTAGGAACTAGCATTTATGCGCCTAAAAACCCCAATTTTACTTGTGAAGGTGGCCCACATCACCAGTTTAAGGACTATAATCTAGTAAAAACCATGCCTTACAAAGCTAACTGTATGTTTGGATTTTTTAAAAATAACAAGAGTTTTCACGGTGTAGAACCGGTAAATACAGAAGACATTGAAAGAAATTTAATTATATATGACGCTCGTATTAAACGGAACTCTTAATAAACTTGCCCCTGCCCCAGGAATTATATACAGATCTGATTACTTGGGTGAGTATATCACCCTGAGTGTAATTCAGGAAAACAATAAACAATCTGAAATAAAAGAATGGGTTGAAAACACCATAAACAATACCAAACACAATAAGATTGCTTGTGTGTTAGGTAATGGCCGTAGTCGTGAAGGAATTGATACAACAATATTTACCAGACACCGTGGTGGACATCTGGGTAAACGAAAAATGCAGGTTTATGGTTGTAATGCTATCTATCGCGAAGCTGATGTAGATTTTATAGTATGTACAAATCCTGTACTCATTGAAGAAATGGTAAAAACTTACAACTATGCTCCAAAAAATATTGTTCTTACTAACACAGAAAATATTATAAAGTGGAAAGGTAGATTCCACCTATATCCATTTTATACACATATGAATGCTGGTGCATTAGCACTTAAACTTGCTTGCTTTGACGGTCATAAAACGGTCTATATGATGGGTTTTGATAATTTACCTGTAGGAGACAACAGCAGTAATATATATGCAGGTACTTTAGGTTATGATGCTGCTGATGTGAAATTTGATGTAAGTAAATGGAAAACTTATACCTATAACGTGATGAAATTTTATTCTGATGTAGACTTTTGTCTGGTAGAACCCAGAAGCACGGCGATAGTTATTCCAAAAACATATAACCAACTTAGAAACTTTAGGACTATTGGCTGGCGTGACTTTGCAATAGAATCTGATCTTTAATTAGATCTAATTTTTCCTGTATCTCATCAATCTTCATAGTGCCTGCTACACCTGGATGTATGGGTCTAGGAATATCTCTTAGCTCACACCAACAAAATCCACGATGCTCAGAATTTAGTGTAGGTACAAATTCAGAGTCTATAACTATAACATAGGTGTTATACTTAAACTGTTTATTGTCTGATGTAAACAGATCAATAGGTATAATTTTTTCTGTAGTAATAGTATAGCCAACTTCTTCAGACACTTCTCGTTTAAGTGCCTCGCCTATGGTTTCATTTAACTCTATCTTACCACCTACTAACCCCCAAGTGCCACTATAACTTGTAGCGTCTCTTAAAAGGAACAAATACCGATGGGTGTTAGCAGCATAAAATAAAGCACCAACAGAGTTTAAAGGAACAGTGACCATCTTCCTGCTTTATATTCGCCTTCATAACTACGGACCCAACGACTGCCAGTCCATTTATATTGTAGGCTTGTTGTAAGATTACTTACATACTCTATACTAGTTATTTCTTGACTATCAAATACAACGATCCAATTTGTACCATCATATTCAATAATGTCATTAGCATGGGCAACTAGATCTGAATTGTCTAATCCCTTCCAAGCATCAGCACCATCAGAATTTGAAGCATTACCAATATCATTGGTCAAGAGATATCTAGTGCCTGACAATGAACTTGCTAGCCCGTCTCCTGGTCCAACCTTTTGTGGGTCAATAACAGCAGCAATAGGATCTAGAGTATTAACTGGAATAGTATCAACATCCACAGTAAACAACAGTATAGAGTCATCTGTGGGATGGAATGCCACTGTACCCACAACATAAGTTTCACCATCAGACTGTAATAATTTTATCTGACTAATACCGTTGGTTAATTCACCATATAAGTTAACTAATGCACCCCAGTTATCTTTGGTGCCTATCTTGTTCATGGTCTTGCTTACATCGTCTTTATTTTGTGTAATATCTTCATACTTAAGTAATATAAGTTGATTGCCCTGTAACATAACACCGTTATTTGTAGGAGTAACATAAGGACGATTACCTAACAACATCCAATCATCAATATTTTCTGTATCTAAATTACCTTGTGCATCATAGATACCTGATATAATGCTTTGTATAACTCCCAACTTCTTAATCTTAGCTGGTGCACTGATCCAGATAGGCATTTCAAATGTTAGGGTGCTAACGTCCAGAGCGTCATCTGCGCCAACAGGAACTGTACGACTAGTAAAGTTTACATCTGTCAGATTTACTAAACTAAGACTAGTCCAATCTATGTAGTTATCAGTGCTTTGTATTTCTAAACTAGGGTTAAACAAACAAAGTATTTGCTCCAGCATCTGAAGTCGTTGTTCAGTATTGCTTACCCAGATGTCAGCCTTAACAGTTAAATTATAAGGCACTGGCATTAGACGCTCTATGGTAAATGCATTGCCCTGAGTACTTTCATAAAGTTCATTAACAGGATCCCAGGCTCTTTCTCTGATGTTCATTTTGCTTACAAAGTTAGGTTCCTGTACTCTGTCACGAGCATAACTTAAACCAGTAATATAGCAACTGATTTGTGGTATATTACCCATGATGTTCTCTGAGTTATTACGAACTATACTTGCTACATTACGGCTAGAATCGCCATATTTACAGGGTACAGTTTTGTATATGACAGCACCATTACGGTCCTTGCCAAACTGAACCTGATAGTTACTAAACAGTCGCATAAACTGTAGTAAGTAACGTCTTATTTGCTGGTCATAAAAAAATGGAACGGCGCTCATTATACCTTCTTAGTCTGATTTTTACCTGCTTGACTCAAGCCCTGACGGCTTGTTACAGTAGTAGTACTATTTAATGTAACATTAGCGGTGTTGTTAACAAATGTTCCTTTTAAATGAGTACTTGAACCTGGAGTGTAATTTTCACGAAGTTTATCCTCTACCTTAACCCAGCGTTTACCATCAAATCTAAACAAGCGATTTGGCATATAATCCAGTCTTAATACATAATCGCCAACACCTGGATTATCTGGAAATGATATACCAGTTGTAACATCTAAACCATTAGGTGCCAACGAACTACCAGCCATATAACCTGAAATTAATTCAGTTGGGGTATCTACAAGGGTGTTAACACTACTATCTGGATTAATCTTTGTTTCTGGGTTACCTAGTGAGTTATCTTCTTTAACAGGTACTGTATATAAATGATCAGTTTCATAACCTGATGCTGGTGTAAATGCTTCAGCAGCAGCCAATGTGGCTTCGTTAATAGCAATATTCTTATCGTAAGTGCTTAATACTTCAGCCAATGTAGTATTTGATCCTGGGCTAACAGTCAAAGTTTTTACAATGTCTGAATATTCTTGGCTATCTACTAATGGGCCAAGTTTAACTCTCCACATATGGGGCCACCAGGTTGGGCTATAACCTTCACTTGCGCGAGCTGCATCATTAACTACATAAAATCTTTTTAGGGCCACTGGAACATTAGCATCCAGACTATGGAAGTCTAGTAAGTGCTGTAGTTCAAGAACATCACCGTTCATGAGTTTGCGCCCAAGGATATCAACCATGTCGTTTAAATGAAAAGTCATAAACAGAGTATCGTTGCTCAAAAACAAACCAAATTGGCTAAGATCAAAATCAATATCAGCAGTCTGATAAATGCCTCTCATGGTATATACACTGGTATCGTACTTACGGTCACGGTTCTCTAGGAATAGTAAGTCTTCGATGTTCTTTTCAGACTGTGTTTGATAGAATGGTTTGCTAGGATCGTTACTTACTGTGCTATCGCCAGGGCCTTGATCTATGGGGCCTAAATACTTGTGTACCAGAACGCCAGTTCCGCCAGCAGTATACAGTTCTGAAATTCTGCGGTCGAAAAACTTGTAGTCGTTGGTGTGGCGTCCATTTTTCCAAAGCGATAAGCGTGGCACTTGTAGATCCTTAGTATATCAGTATATTTATGGAACTCTTGCTTTGGAAAAAGTCCAATGAAATCAATAACTTACAGAACCGGCAGAAAATGGTTGACTTTGGGCGCTAGATCAGCTACAATAGCTGTACCAAATGTAAAAGGAGAAACAAAATGTTTAAGAACAAAAGCGTTGAATTTCGTGCTGCGGTAAAAACTGCAGGCGTGTTTGGATTGTTGACTGTTTGTGGTCTTTTGGCTGCTGGATTTCTGGAACTGTTTGGGATTACTGCCTTACTGTGCGCGATCTGGGCATTTATAGTATATCAGTTGGTGGGCATGGTTTACAACAGTTATCTGTATTCCGCAAAATACGAAAACGAAAATAAAACCAAAAACGGTTGACATTTAGGGCCAGATCTAGTATAGTATTGGAATCGTAACTAACCAAGGAGTTCATTATGTTGAAAAACATTTTAATTTTTTGTGCTGGCGGAATCTTTTTTACTGTGGGATTTTCAGGCATTGCTCGAATTATTGACAAGGGCGTGGACGTCATCAAGATTCAAAGCCAAGAACTTTCTCGATAAATTTCAATAATCCTTCTTCTAAGGAGCCAAAATGAGCAAGTGGAACGATGCCCGATACAGCAATGATGAGTTGGCAGATATCCTCAGCGACTATCACAAGGATGTGCATGGCTTCCGCTTGCGCATGGCCGGATCGCACCGCGCCGAGTTGGTAGAGGAACTGGACCGCCTGGATCGATATGCAGAGGCTGACAGTATGGATCAAGATATCCAGCAACTGTTTGAAGATCAGGAATATGCAGACTGGTCAGCAGATCTAGATGCCCAAAATTACGCAACCATCTAAGGAGTAAATATGGAAAACTTCATCATTGGTGTAGAAAAGAACGAGTCTGGCATTTACTGTGCTATGTTTTTAAATGGTGCAAGTGTAGAGTTAGATTCTAACAGTTATGCAGATGCTCTGTTAGAAGCAGACACTATGGATGAGACTGAAAACGCCTGAAACAGTTAGACATGTTTGTATCCAAATACCCCATCATATGTGCGCCCATGAACCAAGTATCAGATTTGAGGCTGGCATTGGCGGCATATGATGCTGGTATAGTACCAAGTCTGGTATTGAATGATCCCAAGTTAGGATTGAAACAACTAGAACAAGACCTACTAGAGTTTAGTATCCATGCTGGAAACTGTAATTTAATTCTGGCGTTAACGCCTAAATCGTTTACCCCAGAACTAGTTAAGCTCATTTTGAAATATAAAGTTTCGTATCTAGAGCTTTTTGAAAATATAGAAGAAAAACATTTACCAGTAATTAAGATTTTACGAAAAAACAATGTTAGGATAATTGAAAAATATCTAACAGCCAAAAGTAAGCCCGTAGATGATGTAACCGAATCGTTGATAGATGTTACGGCACACATAGACGCCATACATTTAAAAGGTCCTGAAGGAGCATCCAGAGTAATTGACACTGGTGAAACTTTAATGCAACGATTTGAAATTATACGGAAAAAGTATCCCAATATGGGAATTATTGTTGCAGGGGGTATTTCTACTTCAGCTGAGATTAAAAAATTTATAGATGCCGGTGCAATGGCAGTTAGTATGGGCACAGTATTTGCATTGTCAACTGAGTCACCTATTAATCATAAAAAGAAAGAAGCTTTAATTAATTCAACATTTAATAATATTGAAAAAGTTAAAGCTGGTAATATGTACCAGAATGCAGTAGTGTTTACCGCCACTCTAGATACTGATGAAAATAATACTGTTGGTTTAATACTTGGTCGTGATAGTGCTGATGAAGGACTAATATTTGTGGGAAAAGGTATAGATAATATAAAGTCCATTAAATCAGTTTCAACAATAGTAAAAGAATTAACAAAGGAACTATAATATGATATTCTTAGCATTGGCTTTACTTTTTTCTGTAAATTTGACCTTGTTTATATCAGTACTTAATTTTTGGTTGGAGGAGTAATGAATCCCGACGCAGTAACCTGGTTAGCAGGATGCATCATATTGCTGATCATGGTACCAACAGCCGTATTCACAGTCTGGGCCTACTTAGAAAGTGTGCAGGCTCGGGAAGATTATGATCGACTGGTTAAGGAACGCAGACTACAAGGTCGGATGCAGATTAAAGAAATTAAACTGTACAGTCTGGAACCGCCCTTGGATAGTGGTCATAGATTAGTAAGTAAATGATTTGCAAAAAATCTTTGACATTTTGGCCACTACAATATATAATAATTAAATTACAAGGAGCAAGCCATGGGTATGAAAACTAAAACTAAACGTAACCCTATATTCATTGATGAGAAATATACCGGACCAGAACCTGAATGGACTGGTAAGGAAAAGCTCACCGATTCTGAGCTTAAGATTGAACTGCTCAAAGCATTTCAGTACTACAATTATTTTTACAGCAATAAGGATTTCAGAGCCGAAGTAAATGATTACCTAAAAAAGTCAGGCAAACTGACCAAAGAAGAACTTCGTATTTACAAAGCCAGCAAGGAATGCTGGACACCTGTTCAGGTTGGTGCTCTGATCAGAATGCTTGATCGTGGTGCTCCACTCCGAGCTAACCAAATTGACTACATCTTTGACAAAGTGCGCAATGCCATGGGCACAGTTACTAAGTCTGACATGGCTAATGCTGACTTTGAAGAACAAGCTGATGCTGCTGATGCAGCAAACAAAGTCAAAGCCAAACCTAGTTTGTTTGAAACTATTCAATCCAAGCTCACAGAACAAGCGCAAGCTCTGGGCGGTGAGATTGAAGGTCAGATTGATATGGTACTGTTAGGACAAAAGCCTGACCTTAACGTCTATAAATGGCTCAACGAAAATCAAGTAAGCCAGCCTGTGGCCAACAAGATTAAGTTCTTTTTTCAGGCATTCTGGTCCGACATCAAAGAAGCCAAAGCCAGCGAAGACGAGCAGTTACAAGAAGCCTATAGCAACATCGACAAGAAAAAGTACAAGGCTTTTGAAACATTCTTTGAAGGAATGTTTGCTGACTTTGACAGCTATAACAAGTCTAAGAAAGCAGAACGTAAACCACGCAAGAAAAAGGCTGTAAGTGCGGACAAGTTAGTGGCTAAACTTAAGTATGCCAAGGACTTCAAGGAACTTAAGCTCACAAGTATCCGTCCAACGGAAATTGTAGGTGCAGAAGTGCTCTGGGTTTACAATACTAAGACTAAAAAATTAGGAAAATATTGTGCAGAATTTGGTGCCCAGCTTAGTGTCAAGGGCAGTACTATCCTGAACTATGATGAGGGTCAGAGCTTATCTAAGACACTTCGTAAGCCCGAACAGAAACTGCCAGAATTACTCAAGGCAGGCAAAGTTCCGCTTCGTAAGTTTCTAGAAGATATTAAAGCTACTGCTATCAAACTAACAGGTCGAATTAATGCTGATACTATATTGCTCAGGGTAACTTAATGGTGTTGGGTCCTGGCTAAATACCAGACAGGACCCAAAACATGGCAAGCATAGCAGAACTCGACCTTACTAAAAATGCTCTCAGAGCCAAGATCACAGACTATATTCGTCTGATGCTTGGTGATCAGATGGTGGATATAGAACTAGATCCAGAACACTACAACCTGGCCATAGATCAGGCCATAATTAAGTATCGTCAAAGGTCCCAAAATGCACATGAAGAAAGTTATGCGTTCCTAGATCTTTTAGAAGAAACACAAAGCTATACATTACCATCAGATGTTGTTAGTGTTAGACAAATCTTCAGAAGAGGTATTGGTAGCGTTACTGGTACTAGTGCTAGCCAGTTTGAACCATTTGCTTCAGGATATTTAAACACTTATATGCTTGTAGCTGGTCGTGTTGGCGGATTGGTTAACTATGAACTGTTTAGTCAGTATCAAGAATTAGCCATGAAAATGTTTGGTGGGTTTATGAATTATACCTTCAACCCAGTTACAAAAAGTTTGACGGTTATTCGTAAAATACCCAAGGTTACTGCCACTTCTGATGATAGTACTCTGGCTGTAGCAGAAACAGTATTACTTTGGATTTACAATTACAAGCCTGAAATAAATCTACTTTCAGATCACATGATCTATCCCTGGATCCAGGATTATGCTTATGCTCTTAGCAAAAAAATGGTAGGCGAAGCTCGTGAAAAATTTGCTCAGATTGCTGGACCACAGGGTGGCACAAGTCTTAATGGTGCGGCATTAAAGGGCGAAGCTCAGGCTACTATGGATCAATTGGAAAAAGATTTACAAAACTATGTGGATGGTTCACAGCCCATAACCTGGGTTATTGGTTAACAAACAATTTGCTTTTTTCATTCCTATAAATTATAATCACCCCAACAAGGGTTTTTTATGACAACAATTATTGGTGTTTGCGGTTTCATTGGCTCAGGCAAAGATACTGTGGCTGACTACCTGGTTAATCAGTATCGTTTTAGACGTGACAGTTTTGCCAATAGTCTCAAGGATGCAGTCTCGGCAGTATTTGGTTGGGATCGAGAACTGTTAGAAGGACGTACTACAGCAGCTCGTGATTGGCGAGAACAACCTGATATTTGGTGGTCTTATAAACTTGGTATGCCCATTACACCCAGATGGGTACTCCAGCAGTGGGGCACAGAAGTGTGCAGAAAGGCATTCCATAACGATATCTGGATCATAAGCCTGGAAAATCGTCTGCGCCAGAGTACTGACAACATTGTTATTTCTGACTGTCGTTTCCCTAACGAAGTATTAGCCATTAAGAATGCTGGCGGCAAGGTTATTTGGGTAAAACGAGGAGCATTGCCAGATTGGTATGATATGGCCTTAGCGGCCAACCAGTCTGATATACAAGCACACGCCTATCTATCAGAGCATAACATTCATGCATCTGAAACAGCCTGGGTTGGTACCAAGTTTGATGCTGAGATAGATAATAACGGCACTTTGGCAGAGCTCTATGTTCAGGTAGACAAACTGCTCTAAAAGTCTGGTACTAAGTCGCCTTGTTTCCAGGTTGACCTAGTTACAGCAAGCTCTACATTACAATTAGCACATACTGACTTTAGGTTAGTAGGTGTTACATTTTTACGATTACCATCTAGATGCCAGACAAACATCTGAGCTTGTTGTTTGGCTTTAAAGCCACATTTTTCACATAGCATTTTCTTCTTATAGCCGGCTCTCTGCCAGGCTACTTGTTTAGTCTTGTTACGTTTAATGCAGCTATTACAACGACTGCGATAATGTTGTGTACCCTCTTTGATATAGTTAGGGGCACAAGCATTAATACCACATGATTTGCATACAGGATGGCTCATAATCTAATAATATTTATGCCATGTCTTTGCAAAGAGCGCAGTATAAGCCCATTTTCAGCCATATGCCATAAATATTCGTATCTAGTAAAGGATATAAAACATGGCTTCATTAGTTTCCCCAGGCGTAAGTGTTAGTATAATTGATGAGAGCGTATATGCTCCAACAGCGGTTGCTACCGTACCCCTAGTGTTTGTTACTACAGCACAGGATAAGCTCAATGCTTCAGGTACTGCTACTGCCGCAGGTACTACCGCTGCAAACGCAAACAAACTATTCCAGATCACCAGTCAGCGTGATCTAACAAGTACTTTTGGTGCTCCTACTTTCTACAAAGATAGTAATGGTACACCACTACATGGTTACGAAGTAAATGAATTTGGCTTATTTGCTGCTTATTCAGCTCTGGGTGTAAGCAACAGAGTGTTTGTAGTTCGTGCAGATGTTGATACAGCCCAATTGGTTGGTACATCAGTACGTCCAACAGGCCCAGCTGATAACGGCACCATTTGGTTAGACCTAGCAGACACTAACTGGGGTATTCAGGAATGGGATGCTGATACCAAAACATTCACCAATATTGCTCCTATAGTTATTACAAGCACTGGTGATTTAACTTCTAGTATTCCTAAAACTAGCATTGGACAAATTGGTGATTATGCAGTCAACACCACCAGCTCTTTAAATCCAGTCTATTATAAGAAATATACCAATGCCTGGGTACAAGTTGGGTCATCTGGTTGGCATACAGCACATCCAGCAGTACAAGGAACAGAAACAGATCCAGTTTTAACATCTGGTGATACAGTTCTTATTAACGGAACCACTGTTACACTAACTGGCACTACAGTTTCTAATGCAGCAAGTCGTATTAATGCTGCTAA